TGTAATCTAGTTTGAGCTTCTAAGTCATACTTGTATTTATCAAGTTCTAACCTCTTCATTTCTAGCTCCATATTTTGTTGAGCTTCTTGAGCTTTCTGCTGAATCTCTTGTTGTTTAATCTTATTGATTTCTTGCTGTTGTTGTTCTTGTCTAGCCTGCTGCTCTTCTCTTCTTTTTTTAAGAATCCTAGCTGCATCTTGAACACTTTCAGTTTTAAATACACTAATAAGGTCACCCATATCAGCAGTTCCAGCTGCTACAGCTTGACTAAAGTTTTGCTCAATCATTTGCAGTAGCATAGCATCATCAGAAGACCTAGATACCATAAGGTCAAAATCAGCAAGAAGAACTCCATTGATTTCTTCATCTGTCATAATCTCCTTAGTAAAGTCATCCATAAGGAAGGATAACTTCTTAGGATTTTTTCTAAGTATATGAATACCAATATCTAGAATTCTTTTTAGACATCTTTCTTTGAAGAACTCATTTTTAGAAAACCATCTTTCAGTAGTTAGAGAAGATTGAGTAACAGCTCTTTCAACATTACCTACTAGTTCAGTTGAGCTAATAGCTCCTTGTCTTTGCTGAGTAACTCCAGATACTATATCCATAGTTCTGATGATATCCTGCATAACATTATTAAGAACACTAATAGGACCACTTTGGTTTGATGATAACCTATTAGGTGTAATAGTATTATAAGTACCTGCTGCTTGTAAACCTTTAGGAGTCATTACTTCTGCAGTAGGGTCCATAGGCATAAATGCAGTAGATGTTACATAGTTTAAAAACTCATGTAAAGTCATGTTATCAGGTATCATGGAAGTTGGGAACTGCACAATATCTGGTAACATTAAGTTTACTAGTACTTGACGTTTATAATCAAATATATTGTATAGATAATCATAAGGCTTAATAATATCCATTAAGGATTGTGCCCTTGAAGAGTTTGTATTGTAAAACTGAAGTACTACAGGAGGTTCTTGCCTAGAGATATTATCTAATGAATTACCTAAGTAAGGAATAGGTTCAGCTTTAATGTAGATATTAGCTCCAATTTTATAACCTCTCCACCATTCATTAATCCATTCTTCTCTTTCTAAGAACTCTCCATTAGCCTCATCAACTACATACTTTTGGTGCTCATACTTAAGAAGCTCTACACCATTTTCATCTAGGTACTTAACTAGTTTAATCTTTCTCTTAGATCTCCATATGCAATGTAGTAATCTAATGTTTCCCCTGGCATCAAAGTAACTAGAGAACATAGGAAGGTCTAAGTCCCCTAGTGGCATTAACTCCTGTACTCTAGCAGTAGCAGAATTAGTAGGAATAGCTAGTTCTCCTACATGACCATACATAGGATAATTAAAGTAAGGCATTGGCCCAGAGTTATAACCTCTGTAATCTTCTAACTCTTTAAGTTGGTCTTTAGTTAGAAAATCATGGAATAAATCTACAAGAGATGAAATAGTATGGTAGGTTACTTCTACTAGTGCTTCTAAACCAGATTCATTAGTAGCATGTCCATTCATAATGGTAAATATCCTAGTAGGGTCACCCTTTCTAATAGATACTTCTCCACCCATTTCCTCAATAAAGCAGTATTGTTCAGCAGCAATTAATGCATCTTCAAATGCAGGGTCAAATACTAAATCTTTAACATAGTAATACTTGTAAAGATACTTAAGCAGTTTATTAGCACCCCTTTCAGCTACATCAAAGAAAGAAGAGTTAGTATACTCTTCTAGTTCTTTTAATCTTTTTTCAGCTAATGCTTGGTCAAAATTAGGATTCTGAATTTGCTCAGCAAAAAACTTTTGATATTCTTGGAGTTTAGATTCTTCTACTTCTCTAATACCTTGCTGGTCAGATGAACTTCTAATAACACGAAAGTCAAACTTTCTTTTCATGTGTTCTCCTACTAGCAGGTCAATCTTAGAGTTGCCTATTCCTTTATGCTCCATTCTAGCTGGGAAAGTACCTAAGCCTAGTCCATAAGGGTCAACTACTTTCTCAACATCATTCATATTGAGAATACCCCTTTTTAGATTATAGTTAGTTACTTTGTTATAGTAAGAGTTTTTAATCTGTCTATTTTCAAATAACACTAGTGATTCAAAAGCATCAATAGTATTCTGTTGCCACTTCTTAGTTTTCTTAACTGAATCTGGAACTAATTGACTAGGGGCAGTAAATATTCTATTATACATATTATTCTTCTTGTATATTATTAAAGTGCTTCATCCATATATCTTGATTATCTCTTTTTTGTTTATACTTATCAAAATATGAAGAAGTTTTTTTCTTTTGTGGAGATTGTTCTATAGATATACGATTAAATTCCTGTAAAGTTGCATCATACCACACAATCATTAACATGGCAGATATCCTATCGAAGTTAGCTCTAGGGTTTGGATTCCATGCTATAAGCTCTCTAAGGAGTCCTATAGACCTAATTTTTGATAGATTTTTTTCTTCACTTTCTTCAGAAATATTTTCATCTAACCAGGATTTAAGATATTCTAATCCTCTTTCTTTTACAGCCTTGCTCATAATAATACCTTTAGAAGTATTAGTATTTGGCCTCCAAGTATTTCTATCTCTAAGATTATACGGAGTATCAGCTAACAAGTGTAAAGCTTTCTTTTTTTCAAAGTAAGAATACATACCTGTAATGTTGGCTTCATACATTGCTGATGCCTTATAATAGATAATTAATTTTCTACAAGTTTCATAGAATACTTCTGTAGATTCAGGCCTACCTGTGTATTCTGCTACAATTCTTCTGGTTAATCTATCAAATATAAATATTGAACCTACTGAATCTGTACTAGATGTATCATATCTGTAGGGGTCAATACCTGCAATATATCTTCCAATGTTTTCACCATCTTCTCCTTGTCTAGGAGTTTCAAATATTTCTATAAGTCCTGGTTCTGCTTTATGTACAGGATATTCTCTGTATGGAGCACCACCTTGCACATCTCTCCACTTAAGTTCTCCCTCTTCAAATGATAGCATACCTACATTATGCTTATCAATTTCAGTGGAATCATCCATCTTTGATAGAGCATGCTTTAAATCTACTATAGGAAAAAAGAAAGAATGGCTTTGTAAGAAAGCTTCTTTAGGACTTAAAGGAAACTGAGTTACAGAGTCAATCTTAGCTTGTTGGTCTGCACCTTGTTCAGCTCTTTTCCTTAAATCCATAATAGACTGTCTAGCAATATCTTGTAAAGAATTACCAAATTCATCTATCATAGGTTTATCCTTCCACTCTGGATGTTCCTTATAGGCATCTTTATAGACACCAAATCTCATTCTAGTAGCAGGGATAAAAAATCCACATTTTGAGCCTACAGAATCTTCATCCCATATATTGTCAAAAGATAAGAAGTTATACTTTTCAGGATGAAAGAACATTTCAGCAAATTCCTGTGTACCACCTTCCATATCACCACCTGTTCCTTGGATAATAGGTACACCAATTAAGTCATCACCATCTTTCCAGCAAGGTTCTGAGATATTATATGACTGAAGAAGGCCAGGCCATTTACCAGCTTCCTCAAATAGGAACAAGTTACTAGATTTACCAATAGCAGCAAATGGGTTATCCTTAAAAGTAAAAGAATGAATCTCAGACATATACCCTGCCCAAGCTGATACACCATCTACTGTCTTTTTATATCTAGCTTTTACAAAGTCCTTGGTATTAGGATTTCTTTCTTTACCCCATTCTGTATAGAGGTCTAAGAAATTTAAGTCATCCAAGGACATTCTCATAGTGTTCTCTGATAAATCAGACTGGTAAGCACCTATAATACATTTAGCATCTCTATAGAAGCTAAATTCATGTGCAATAATAGCTGCTGATTTATATGAAAAACCAATCCTTCGTGGTTTTACTAACACTATACCCTTTTGTTCTTTCCTAGCTCTCTCAATGAAAGTAAAATACTCTAAATCCACATCAGTAAATATAGGAAAGCCTCTACTTTTTCTACCTGTTTTAGGATTCTTTAATTCAATCTGAGTGTAGTTCAAATAAAAGTAATATGAACCTGGTATATATAAACCACCGTGGGTAAATCCTTCCTTACACTTTCTAGTTTCTTCTTCCCAGTACTCATCAAACTGATAAGTCCCTATAGGGTACTTGGAATAAGTACCATTCTCTTCGAAGAAATTAGCAGCTTCTTGGAAATATTTAGGTGATATACTAATCTTCATATTTTCTAGTTCTCTTCTCTCCAGTTCTCTTTGTAGAATCTGCTGCTTTTTCTTTATTTACTGCATCTTCAAGTGTAGACAATTGTGCTACAAGTTTAGATGTACTTTCAATGGCTTTAAGTACAGGACCTAGAGAATCTTCTGTGATGTCAGTATTCTTTAAAAAGCCTGCTACATCATCAATCTTACCTTTAACACTAGATAGTAATCTTTGTGTTGGACTTTCTGATAGCTCTATATACTTATTCATAGCAAGTTTAAGGTCAGCATTTTCCTGCACTTGACCTTTAAACAAATCCTTACCTACAATCTCCTTTCTCTTATGCTCAGGGAAATTACTATAAGGGCTAGCTGAATCTACTACAAAATAGATATAAGCAAACTGATTAAATGCTAAATCCTTTGTCTTACTCTTATCCTTTTCCCATAAGCTTTTAAACTCAGGTACTAAAAGCAGTGATGTATCAAAGCTTACTTTATTATTCGCTAGGTTGAATATCTTCATTTTCTTGGTTTTGTTTATTAAGAATACTTCTTTGTATATTCTTAGCTATGTCTTTTCTAGGAAATATAATTCCTAAGTCCTTGATATAAACAGATTTATAAGTATCTAAATCTAAAGGGTTACCTTCAGACATTACCTTAGCTATAAACCTAGGTAAAGAGTTAAATATCTCTACAGCTTCTGCTTTTGATATGCCTAGCTCTTCAGCTTTTTTAGATAGTATTTTACTTAGAATTACATCCATGATTGTATGTTAGACTCAGTGTCATTAAAATACTTATCAAAAGGGTCTTTGTAATTATACTCTTCTTCAGCTGGAGAATCTAAGTCATCTTCTTCTTCTACAGGTTCTTCAGTACTACGTTCATTATAAACTTCTGTATCTTCTGGTATATCAATACTAGGTTCAACAGGAGTATCTTGTACTGCAGGCCTAACTTCATTAGAAGCAATTTTACATGCAAACGTAACCTCAAGGGAACTATCTGGGTAAATGATAAATCTTTCATCTATACTATTGTTTTTTATACATTCTTTCTTCCTAAGTTTATTTAGGTATGTTTCTAGCTTGTGTGTTGGAATACCAAATTCTTCCTTAATCTTAGACTTAATAGTAGTAGAGAATAGCAAGTCCATCCTAATACTATGTTCTTTTACAGACTTGTACTTATCATTATAATAAAGTAGATAAGAGAGAATCTCTAGCTCTGCTTCAGTTAATTGATTAGGACCTAATGTCCAGTTAATAGAAGCTAGCCATACTTGAAAGATTTGAATTCTTTCTGTTACTGGTATGTTAAACCTTTTGTTCATAAATTTGTTTTTTAATTCCAAATGTAGCATTGGCATACATTTTAATCTGGTCAGTTAGATAATGTCTAACTATTCCAGAATCACATAGAGCTACACACCATACATCATTTTCAAAAGTCCCAGAATCCCTAACATAGATAGCATAGCCATCTTTGTTACCTTCTACGACAACAGGAATAGGATTCTTGAACTCGTGAATACTCATTTCTTGTCTTTCTTTGATTCTTGTTTTAGCTCTTGTTTTCTAATCTCATGCTTAAGGCATTTGTTATCTTCAGTATAATTACAGCCCTTTAAGCAATAGTTTCCATTAGTAGCACATACCATAGCTCTATCATATGCATCAGATACTTCAGTTCTCTGAGGTTCTCCATTCATGTTTGTAAATGTCTTTCCCATTTTAATATTCTTTAGTGTCAGTTTGTTCCCACTTAAGGGGAATATTATTAGTTGCAGTAACTCTATAAGCAGGTA